ATAAAATGGAAGAGAGAGACAAGGTGTTGCAAGATGCAGGCGGCGGGCAGCCGTCTGGTCAGCCTCCACAATCGCAGAGTGATGTGGAACAAAAGGCTGATAATCTTGAACATCAGTACATTACTAAAAAAGAGTTAGAGGAAGCGCTGGAGAAACTTGCTGGCCGATTGCAGGCGCAAAATGCAAGAGTAGCCAGCAAAATTCACGCCAAACTTGCCGCTTTGCAAAAAGCCGGTATCCAAGCGACGCCTGAACAGGCTAAAGCTCTGGTGGAGGTGGAAGAATCCGAGCCAGTTACCGAACGGCAAGAGGCTGCTGAAACACAAGCGGGTGACGCTGCCCAAAAACCCGTCGTTGAGCAGACCGGGAAGGTGGACGATGAGACAGCCAGCGCATTGCGGATGTTAACAGAACTTGGGGTAAAACCTGAGCAGGTTGACCCATATACTCTTGAGGCGTTTCGAATGATGGCGCGCGAGGGTGTGAAAATCACGCCTGAAGACCCGGAGTTCGGAACAATCAAGGGCAACACTCCATTTGAGTATCTGTCATCCGCAAAACAGGCAATCGAGGCCTACAAGGCCCGAAAGCAGAGAGAGGGAACGCCGGCGAGAGTCCCCGCGCTGGCAGGTGTTTCTGCCGGGACAAAGCCTGTATGGGCTTCAATGAGTCCCGCCGAAATACTGGAACAATACTTCAGGGGAAAGGGATAGACAATGATATAAGGAGGTTAAAATGGCTACTCTGACTCTTGCTGATTATGCTCTTTCGCCGCAGCCGCTTGTAGCTGCTGTTGCCAAAGTTTTGCAGCAAGACAGCAAGATTATGGACATGCTGCCATTTCAAGATGTCGGTACGCTCTCTGTGAAAGTGATTCGCGAGGGTGGTATGCCGTCGTTGTCATGGCGTAAGGTTAACAGCACCCATGGTTCATCAAAAGCTTCTGCGCCTGACATGGTGGAAGAACAGGCATTCTCCATCGGCAATTACATTGACGTTGATAAAGTGTATATCAAGAACAGAGCGCAGACGATTTATGACCCGCGGACTTACTGGACACAGATGACTGTCCGCTCCATCGGACGGCACTTTACGGATGCGTTCATTAATGGCTTGCCAACAGACGCTGACCGCCCGGTTGGTTTGTTTTATCGAGTGATGAATGACCTGCCGTCTTCACAGCGGATTGCCGGCGGCGGACTGGACATCAGCCCGAATGCATCCAACCTGTCCACAAACATCCAGAAATTTCTTGATAAGCTGGATGAGCTTATTTATGCCTGCTATGGGCACACGTGCGACATGCTGATTTGCAATGATACAATGCTGATGCGAATCTGGTCATCATTCCGTCAGTCTGGCATTCTGGATACTACCAGGGACAACCTTGGACGAGAATTTTACACCTACAAAGGCATTCCAATTGTAGACGCCGGTTTCAAGTACGATGACACCACGAAAATCATTGGCAACGCGGAAACCACAAACGGCAGTGCGCTGACTGGCGGAGGTGCTACGTCCATTTATGCTGTAAAGCTTGGCAGCGAGTTTTTGACGGGCTGGCAGGAATATCCGCTCGAGGTCAACGACCTCGGGCTGCTCAATGACGGCGTTTTCTACCGCACGGTCATTGACTGGGTGGTTGGCATTGCAGTATCCAATCCGCGTTCCGTTGCCCGTTTGTACGGCGTTATTGCCGCATAAGGAGGTGTGAGATGGCTTTTGATGCTAACTTGCTTCTGCGCGACGGCACGTCTGCTTTGAGCTCCAGCGAAACCAGCGCCGCGGGTGTGAATGTTGGTGTGTGTCTTGTGCCACGGGTTGTCGAGGTGTATGTTCCGTCTGTGTCCGGTACCAGTCCGACGCTGACTGTCAAGATTCAGGAGTCGGACGACAATTCCACATGGCAGGATTACGCGTCTTTTCCGCAAATTACTGCCGCCGGACGGTACTACCTGACTATTCAGTCGAACGCCAAATATCTGCGCTACCATGCGACTGTCGGCGGCACTTCGCCGAACTTTGGGAACACCGTAATCGGCATTGTTCCTGCTGGACGGTATACATCGTGGTAACACAAGGGGGGGAGTATCATGCTCCCCCCTTTGTGCTTTTGCTTGCAGGGG